AGTTCGTTTATGTTTGTTTCGCGGATGACCAAGGCGTGGCCCCCCGCCGCTTGTATTGCAGCAATCTGCCGGTCTTGCAGTGCTGTGGTCTTACCCTTACCCGCCTTAGCCTCTACCGCTAGGAACACGCCATCGACGCAGCACAGGAAGTCAGGCACACCGGCCACCCCAAAGCCAGCCCCAAGGGGCATGGTGTAGTAGACCTTGTGGTGCGACAGCACAACCTTGATTGTCTTTTTTACAAGACCCTCTGGCGTCACTTGCTCCCCTCCACCATTGCCCTACGCGCCGCTTCCAGCGCGGCCTTGGCGTCCAGCTTCAAGTGTTCGTTCTCCTCCTGCATCTCTTGCATACGCATGTACGCCTCGGTGCAGAAGTCAGCTAGGTTTTTGTTTGACCAAGCTGCGAAGTTGGGGATGTCTTTATTGTTACTCATTTGTTTTCCTTCGTTTGGGTTTGATTGCGGCTATGCCATCTTCGGGGGTAATGGTACGTGCTTCCATAAACATGTCGGCCATTTCAAACGCAAGGGAAACAATCGCTTCCTTTGGGCTATTACGCGTTAGCAGCGCTGCCATAGCAAACATTGCTGCTAGGTCACGTAGATTTTGTTCGTGCTCGGTCATGTGTGTCCTTTGGTTTAGGGCAGTTTTGCGGTGGCCCTATCACACACCACACAGCAGCCCATTGCTTTTTATGTTCTTTGTTGGATACCCATCTATCTATGTACGCATCAGGCATCTCAGTTAAAGAACGATGTATAGAATTCCTTGGTTTCTCAATGCGCTCGGCTATCTCGGTGACGGTCAGGCCATCGTGGTACTTTTGTAGCGCCATCCTTATGGCGTGGTGGTTGGACTTATGCATTGCGTTCCTTAAAATTGTTTAAGTTACTTTTTTTGGGCCACGGCAAAGACCCAAATCTTCTCAATGAATACTCACTCATTGACGCACACAAAAATAAATTGGAAAGCCGATTGTCAAGACTTTGGTTATTGATATGTATAACAACTTCGTTGCGCGTCAACATTCTTCCAATACACTTAGCAATAAGCAAACGGTGTTCTGCTGTGTACTTACCAACATACCCCTTGCGTTTACCAATAAGAACCATTTTGTGATTGGAGTCTTTTACTATGTGCGCCCCTCCCTGAAAGTTGTGTGCGTTTACGCCAGAGAAAAACGCTGCTTTACATTTCGTAGAGCATGTTTTTTGCGTTGCGTCATGCTTAGTGCTTACCGGGTAAAAAATGTTTCCGCAAAAACTACAGTTTTTTTCCTCAAATAAACGCGCACCTTCTACAGAACATTTTTTAGAACAATACAACCTTCGCCCATCTCCGCGTGTAGCTGTAGATGATCTGAATGCCGTAAACATGCCGCCACAATTCTCACATTCTTTGTCTTTAGGCTGAACGCAGTTTTCTAAAAAACATTTACGACTACAAAACTTTCTAGCTTCGCCGTGGTCGGGAAGAGCCATAAATTTGTCGTCGCAATTAACACAAGTATATTCAAGACGCTCAAGCAAACCTGATTTATTACGACAAGTAATTGTGCAGAAACGTGCTTTGCTTGCCCTGCTGTTGGGGCACTTGTATTCTTTTTTGCAATACTCACACTGTTTAACTACAGGGGGGCCATAAGTCATGTGTTCTTCTCCTTTGGTTTAAATGTACCGAGTGCTAGGAACCAATCTTGGAACACATCAGCAGGGCGGCATGCTAGGTATATGCCTCTGCTATCACGCGCTTTGGATATGGCGGCAACTATGTCTTTCCAATCGTCTTGGTTCATGCCGTAGTGCATGTCAGGTTGTGGCCCAAAATCAACGGGGCGCTCAGGCCACTGTGCTACCACATCGGCACGCACCAGCATGAAGAACCTGTTTATCTCAGGTGTCATTTGTTTGATGCCAGCTTCAGCGCCAAGCCTAGCCAGCTTTTCCATCAGTCGTTCATCCATATTTTTTCTCCAGAATTGTTAAGTGTTCAGGTTCATACCAGCTACTGATTTTTGGCTCCTGCTTAAATACCCATAGCTCTACGCTTACAGGTGGGTATCTGTCGTCCAGCGCAGGTAAACGGTGCGCTACACGAGTGACAACAGCAAACAAGTCTTTAGGCAATGGCCCGTATGAATCATGGATGTAAACAAGGTCGCCAACTTCAACCACCGTTGTTCTCCATTGCTTTTCTCCTTAACTCTAAAGGCCATGCACGTACTGGTGGGCCGTTTAAAACAGTAACCATCTGTTTGAAAGTACGCATATCCCAGAAAAAGTTACCGCCTGATGTGCGTATAACTCGGTTAGTTTCTGAAATACGCTCTTCAATATTTTTTAACCACTTGGCATACTCATGGGTTGTGTGTAGTGCGCTCATGCGTTCATCTCCTGTGGTGGTGTGCAAGTATGGATAGTGGTCAAGTCGCGTGTACGCTTACCGCACCTCTCGCAGAAGTTCCACTCCCGCCCAGCCAATGCTGCTTTCTTGCCATCGTGATAGCCGCTTTGGTATGCAATGGTTAGCGCATCGCCGTGGTCTTTGTATACCTGCGTGTCGTCATCTTCATCCATTGTTCTTCTCCTTGAGGTTGGCAATATGCCCGTTTTTGAAGCCCTCGTAGTGCGCCACCCACAACCATTGATAAAGTTTTTGGATGTACTTAGGCGGAGGACTGAGCGATTTCTCCACGGCTTCATTGAACTTATCTTTCCTCATGTTGGCGTAGTCAGCCGCGAGTTGATGCAGTTCGTCGTTATACATTGTTCCTCTCCTTAACCCAAATGCAAGCGAAACACACCCGCATCATCCAACGCACAAATCTATTTGGTTCTTTGCCTTTACGGGGAATGTAAACAATGCCTTGGTTGTCTTGTGGCGTGTTGCCAAACAAATAGCACTTCCATTCAGATTGTTCGGGCAGTTTGAAGGTATGGTAGCTATCAGGTGCAGCACCCAGCTTGTCCTGCGCCGCAGTCTTTTTGCTTTTAAATCCTGTCATTGAAACCACCTCATGTAAATATAAAATAACAAAAATAGAAGTCCCGTCACAAATGAATAAAGTGGGCTAGTAAGTCTAGCCAAATAAATGTGTGCAAGCAGTAAAGCAGTTTGTGCATCAGTCACGCTTGTCCCCTTGCGCGGATAAGGTCAGCCGTTCTGTACGGTTCTGCAATGTCTGCCAACTTCGCACACTCTTCACGCTCTTGTGCTGCTACCAGCGCGGCAAAGGCTTTAAGGCCATCCACGTCGCAGCTAAATTCCATATATATTATTTCTCCAAGCAAATTTCTTTCCAATAAAGAATCAATATTTGCTTGCTTTGCCATTTCAAAGATGTTCATCACTTCCCCCACATAAAAAACAGCAGCGTCATGGCGATGCAGAACGCCAGCACAACCACTAGTGCCCGGAATGTGCCAAACAAGTCTTCGTACGGGTCATCCAGCTTTGCATCGTTATAGCCATTGGTATAGGCAGCATTGACTTCCTTGATGCGCTGCTTGCGTACCGGACAGTCCTTGCCTTGGTCGCACACCCCGTTTGCGTTACAGCAGTTCATTTGTATTCTCCAATGTGTTTGTCGTACAGTTTCATCATGGTATCGCGGTCAATGTAGTAATTGCGTATCACCGCCAGTTGGATTAGTTCAGCTATCAAGTTTCTAATTGCTTGCTTGTGGTGCTTGTCGTCAATGTCGTACTCCTCCACCAGCTTGGCGCTCCACTTCTCAGCAGTGCCGTGTACACGCAAGTGCCTCACTTGTATTCCTCCACGCGCTCGTTCAAGCGTTTGATTCGCGTCACGTTGTAATCGACAATGCTCTGTGCGTACTCACACGCAGTCTCGGCCTCCAGTTTGGACAGGTGGGCATCAGCTAACTCTGCCGCTATCACTTCCAAGGGGCTAGGCTTTTTGAACGGCTCCTTGAGCATCTCCATAAGGGTTACTTTACGCATTTTTTTCTCCCTCAAAAATAACTTTAAGTCTCAGGTACACAAGCCGCGCTTGCATCAGCGGCACTTCGCTTAACCACTCCTCAATGTCCATAACCCTACGCTCTTGCTTGTGTGGCGCAGCCTCGATGGGTGAGTATTTTGGCTTGACCTCTTGCTTGGGCGTAGGTACGGCCTTCAGTTTGGCTTGTGTTTTTACCTTGGCCTTGGGCTTGTTTGAACCCTTGAGTGGCACGTATTCCTTGAAGTTGGCGTACAGCGTGCCATCGTCTTCCTCACGCACAAGCCGCTGCTTAATCATCTGGGACAAGATACTGGTGGTTGATGCCAGCTTGTACCCGTGCGTTTCCAACCCCGCAAGGATAGCTTTGCGCTTGCAGCCGGGGTTGTCCCTGACAGCATTGAACGTACTGCGCGTCACGTTGTTGGTGGTTTTGAATAGGTTTTCTTTGACACCCGTCAAGTCCTTGGGCTCCTCCCATTCGTTGAGGGCTTGGCTGAGTGCTGTTTTGATATCGGTCATTTATCTTCTCCTATGAAGTTTGTTTGGAAAAATAGTGTAGCGGAAAAAGCTCCCTTTTGTCTATTGCTTGACAATTATTTTTTGGTTATCGTCCAGCCCATCGCCTCAATGACGCGGGTCAGGCTCTCCTCTGGCATCCCCCCATTGGTGATGACTACCTCCTTCTTGCTAGGGTAAACCCTGACAAGTGTCTCGCTGCGGGGGATGCCCCATACGCCGCCCTCACGCATGAACGCGAACAGACTCTCAGTCCATGCCACTGCGTGCGCCATGCCCTCTTTGGTGTCTATGTTGTAGTTCATTCGCTCTCTCCTTCATCATCAAAGTCATAGTCGTCATATTCTTCGTACTCATCGCACTCGCGGGCTTGCTCGTCAATAGCGCACTCACGGGCGGATTTGTAGTTAGGGCTTGGTCTGTCTTCGTTCATATCAATCTCCTTTTAGTCTTGCTTTGAATGCCTCGCGCTCTGCCTTTATCTGGGCATACTGCTTGGCGGCGTTGGCTCGGTTCTTATCGAGCTTGGCTTGTGCTAGTTCAGCGGTCTTGTGTGCCAGTAGCTGTTCCTTCTCAGGCGTTGGCTCCAGCAGGTTGTCCCGGTCTAGTCTCTTGCACTCCTCCCTGAGTAACTCTATCTTTGATGGCTCTCGCTTGGCCTTGCTGCGTGGAACTTGCAGCCGTGGCTTGCGCTTCTTGACGTTGTGCGGGAACGCAACGATGGGCACTTCAGGGTACTCATGGACAGAGGCTATGGCCTTGGTGAAGGTCAGCTTTATCTCATCGGGTATCCAGTCCACCCAGTCCTTGCCCACGTTGGGTAGCTCCTTGGCCTTAGCCACAGCCGCAGGCGTTTGGTCTGCCTTGTCCTTGTACTTGCGCAGCCGCACCAATAGCTTCTCCAACAAGGCGTGGTAGGCCTCGTACGCCTCCAGCCTGCGCTTGGCAGGCGGCGTATCAAACTGCTCTGCGTACTGCGTCAGAGCCTCCTGCTTGGCCTGCTTCTTGTAGCGGAGTACCCTTGTGCGGGCTAGGTTTGCCGCTGACTCCAGCGGGGCAATGATTTGCCCCCACATCGTCTTGATTAAGCCTGTGCGGATAGCCGCACGCGTTTGTTCATCTCGCATGGTTGTTCCCTTTCACTGGGCGTATGCCACATCAAATAACTCGGCAAGGATGGCATCGGGGTCAGCTTGGCCGAGCATGTCTATTGCAGCACGCACCGCCTCGGGCGTGAGCCTGTCCTTGTTGATGAACTTCTTTGCCATCTTGGAATCCTCTGGGTAGATGGACTCGGCCATCAGCGTGACCAGTGGTGTCTTGAACCCCACCTCGGCATCCAAGAGCGCCTCGTATAGCTCCTCCTCTTGGTAGTTGAAACCGAACCCCTTGATGCGCTCGTCCTTGGTATCCCACATGGTTGACATGGTGTTCCACTTGCCCATGTACATGTCATAGCTCTCGTCCTTGTACTCGATGACCTTGGGGTCACGCTCGGTGGGACACATGTCCCAGTCAATCAGCACGATGGCAGCAGCAAGCTGGTCAAAGTGCACCATGTCAAGCTCCTCTTTGTCGGTGTGCTCGAAGTAGTACCCGCACGAGATGTTGGTGCACTCAGGGATGATGTCGGTGAACTCGGCTGTGTCTGTGTACACGCCCGTGTCATCAGGGGAATACATCAGGTTGTCGTTGGTCGCGTTGAGCGCATCGGCCAGCCCCTGTGCGAATGCATCCGAACAGCAACGCCCGTAGCCTTGGTGTGATATCACACTGTCAGTGCCCTTGCGGTCAAAGGCCACAGCCCGGTCGAACTGGGCAAGCAAGTCTTTGTGCTGGTCTGCAATATGCTTGGCCCCGATGCCGCCGCACTCCTCACCCTGCGTGAAGATATAGTAAGCAGGCACGCCAGCGTGCATCATGTGCATCAAGAGCGCACAGCCCACGCCATCATCCGCACCAAGCGCTGCGCCATCGGCATACCACTTGGTAGCGGTTTTGCGTATCTTGTTGGGGCCGGGTACGCGGTGGACTGTATCAACGTGCGCTGTGAACAGCGTGCGGTGATGGTCTTGTGTGCGTGCGTCGATGTGTAGGTTGCCCGCCTCATCCAGCCATGCAGCACCGAGCAGATGCTTGGGCAGGTGTTTGAATATCCACGTAGTGAACTCCATCGTAGTCACCGAGGCGTGAGGCCGAGCGAGTGACAGCGCACGCGCTAGGGTCTTGTGAAGAATGTTTTTGTATTGCTTGGTCATAATTTACTCCAAAGGTAGTTCGGTTTGTTCAGGTGTGTAGCGGTCGGCGTAGTCAATGTGTACTGTCTTGCCGCACTCGGTCTCGTAGCGTATGCCCTCCTCGTCGTTCAGGTAGTACTCGTTGCTGTGCTCACAGCGCCACACATCGTCCATGTGTGCCCACTCGCCATCGGTAAGGGCTTCGCAGTCACGCGCTAGCTCGTACTCGCCGCTGTGCTCACAGTGCACGCAGTCATCGGAGAGGTGGTATTCGCTTAGTCTGTCCACATAAGTGGCGTCATCCTCATGCGCATGGTCGCCATCGGCAAGCTCGACAATGCTGTTGTCCGATAGGTAGTCTGCATCGTAGTTCTCACCACCTACATTGACGATGCCCTCGTTGTCGTGCAGGTAGTACCTGTTGCAGTTGCGCCCATACACATAGGTGTAGTGGTTGTTGACACAGCGATCACAAACATACGTCTCCTCATGCATGCCTGTCCAGTGCCCATCGCCATCGCGTACCCGGTCATCGCAGTCGGCGCAAGTCTCACCGCTTACCATCTCCGCATCGCCATCGGTCTGGCTGAACGTCCACTCAGCATCACTGTCGTCATCGGTTATGTAGAACCCATCAGTCACGTACTTACTCTCGCCGTCCAAGTAGGGTGCAAGGAAGCCACAGTTGTTGCCGCGCACCGAGATTTGCTTGAGCTGGTAGCCTGACCATGAACTGGTCTTGCTGTAGCCCTGTGCACGCAGCCAAGCCTCAAGCCTGTCATCGGTGCATGAGTAGGTACTGCCTGTGTCAGCACGATATGAGCGCACGAAGTACGTCTCGTTGCACAGCGCACGGCCTGTGATCCGCCCACCCTCGCTGTACAGCGCCATGTGCCAGCCAAGCTCAGGGGCATATGCCTCGTAAGGATGGCGGTCATCGGCGAACCTGTCCCTGTCCTTGGACATGCATGAGCTTGGGCCGTTCTCGATGGCGTGCACCATCTCCGATGTGGTGTGCACGAACTTGCACTGCCCCGGCGCATACTTGGCTGCAATGTCGCGGATGACATGGCTCGGTATGGATGGAAAGTGTCGCGTCAAGTACTTGGATACTGTTGCTTTTACTTGGTCGTTCCGAAGGCCATAGGCCTCGTCCCGTGTGTAGGCAATTTTGTGGTTGCCCTCATCGGATGTGTGCGGCCACTCCAGCACTAGCTGATGCCAGTTGTGGGGGTCAGCCTCGTAGACTGCGTGCACGATGGCCGGATGCATGTCATAGCCTGCGTTGCGTTGCTCACGCTGATGCCACGGGCGTGTGCGGTACAGCACCCTAGACAAATGCCCCATTGCATCAAGCATACGTTGTGAGCGATGGGCTGCCCACTGGTCTAACTCTCGTTGCGTCATTTTGCGCATGATTACTTCTCCTATTTACTAGTGCAGCGTGAGACGGCACGCTGCGAACCGCTTGGTGGGACAGCTTGTCCCACTAAACTTATTGACACCCGTCATCCTCTTGGTTGAGGTACACAGTTATCAAGTACCCGGCGTTTGCGCCTGCCCACACGAGGCCAGCGTTGAACAACCACCCTTCCCTGCCCCAGCAGGTGAATAGGAAGATAGTGGCGAGTACGGCGATGCCGATATCGGCGATGACTTGGGATTTGTTTGTGGTGTAGTTCATTTGATTAGTCCTTTCTCGAACATTTGTTTCAGCAAGGTGCTGTGAATAACTGAGTAGCCGTGGGTCAGGTCGCTGTCGTCCATCCAGCGCAGTTCCTTTCTGACGCTCAGGTCGCATCGCTGCCCAGCGTGTTGACAGCAGTGGTGGATAGCGTTTGTGAACAGCAGCGCTGAGTCGAACCATGTGCCATCGGGTGCAACGCACCCATAGAAGCTATCGCTTGCGTGAAAGCGTTTGAATTTTTCCCATGTAGTCATTTGTTTTCTCCTTGGGTTAGTTGGTCGATGCGGTACTGTCGGTAGAACTTGCAGAACAAGTCATCAAACGCTGTGAGTAAGCGCTCTCTGTTGGTTGTGTCTGCTACGTAGAACGCTTGGGCTATGCGGCTTGCGAAGCTGCCGCCATCACGCTCCATCAGTCGTGCGGCGGCAAGCGCCATGTCTTGGTCTAGTTCCATTGCTTTCATTTGCTTTCTCCTTGTGGATAGTTGTCAGTGAATTGGAATGTCCATTGCTTGCGCAATGCCTCGTCTGTGTAGACGCGGTAGCCGCCATCAGCAAAGAACTGCGCTACCTCGCCAAAGTCCCCATTCATATCGAATAGGTACTCCAGTTCCTTTTTGGTCAAGTCGTAAATCATTTCTTCTCTTGTCTTCATTTGCTTTCTCCTAGTTCGGTTGGTAATTCAATCTCGTCGCCCAGCTTGGATGCAACGTAGCACCGCATTGCTGCTATTAGTGGGGTTGGGCCGTAGCCGTATGTAGGTAGGATCCCAACGTGCCGCGCAGCCCTCCAAGCACCACGGTAAGTGTCAACGTCAATCGCCCAAGCCTCAATAATCGGCCCGCCTTGTGCCCATTCGGTTGATGGGTCGTAGTAGCATTTGGGTTCCGGCAAATGCGGGATAACAATTTGATGGCTTGCATGGTGAACACCTATGCTGCTACCCCACACTAGATCGGGGTATACACACTTTGCCACCGCCCAATTAAGGGCGGCTCTTGTTAGTTCACTTGTCTTCATTTGCTTTCTCCTTGGGTTAGATTGATTCAACGTTGAACATGCGGGCTGACTGGTCGTCATAGTGCTCAACGAATGCACACACGCAGGCGTTGCGCCAATTCCAGCGCTGCATATCACCTGTGTCCATGTCCTTGTACACGCCGCCGCTATACGGCAGGCGGCGCTCGACTTTGCGCATCGCACCACGCTCGGTTGTCGCGCTTACTTTGAAGCGGTGCACCCAGCAGTAGTTAGCCTCGCCACCAAACGTGTCGGTGACCTCCACAAAATAAAGTTTCTTCATTTGCTTTCTCCTAGTTTCAGGTGCGGCCTGAGACGGCAGGCCGCTAACCGCTGGTGGGACAGCTTGTCCCACTTAAGTCAGATTCAGTATCTCGTTGCGCTTGGCGTCAAGCTGCGCTAGCACCTCGGCGCGAGTGCCCTTGTAGCCCATCTTCTTGAGCATCGAGTAGGCTGAGGGCGCACGACTGCGGGGGATACCCTTCATCTCGAGCTTGAGCATGGCACGCAGGGCAAGCAAGCGTGCCCCCTCGATTTGGTGGCCGGTGAGTGTGGTCATTGTGGTTTCTCCTAATTACTAGCTAACCAGTCCTTGAGCGCGGCGATGGCCTGCTCAGGTGTGCACTCGCCGTCATAGCCCAAGTCCCTTGGACTCATGCAGGTCTGGCCGTGCCACTCAGGGCACGCCTCAAGTGGTACGTGAAAGAAGTTCCAATCCTCGCCGTCCCACTGGGCAATCGTGTCTGACCATGTGTTCATATCGTTTCTCCTTGGGTTAGTAGTTAAAGCTGACACGTAGACGCACCGCATACTCACGCTTGGTCAAGCGCTTGACACGGGCTGACTGGGATGCACACCCACAGCAGTCGTGCTCGTGAGCGCACCCGCTGTGCGATAGCGTGGATGAGATGGCTCGGCTCAGGTCTTGGGACTTGAGCGTGGGAGGGGCGACTACCCTGAATAGGTACGTGCCGCCATCGTCATAGCCTGCGGGTGCTACGCTGCGGGTCAGGCCAAGCTGTTTCACTTGGCCGACGAAGGACTCCTCGTCGAGGTGGCGGTAGGCATCCACATACCTGTGGGTCAGGCGTTTGTAGAGGTTGATGGTGTGCATTGTGGTTCTCCTAAAAGCGTGTCACGGTGACACAGTTGGTTAGCGTGCGCCTGTGCCACGGCGCTTGTTGATGTTTGTTCTACTCACGTAGAACTTCCAATTGTACTCCTCTATCTCCTCTTGTGCCCGTGCTTGGCGCAACCTCTCTTTCTTGTCGTAGTTGGTAGCCGTGGCTATCTCGTTGCGCAGTAGGCGCAGCTTTGCGAGCTCAGTTTCGCGGATGTGGGTGAGTTTGAGCATGGGTTCTCTCCAAAATGTGCCCTGAAACGGCAGGGCACGCACCGATTTTGATTAGGGTAAACCCTAGTTTGAGGTAGGATTTTGCCAAATAGTCAAGTCTGTTCGCGTGTTGGCAGGCGTTTTGCCAAGGGCAAAGCCTTGCTGCGTATGGGTTTGCGTGTATATCAGGCAAGTATCCATATAAAAACAACTATAGCTAGGAGAGGCATATGTAACTGGGTGTGTAGAAAAGCGTAGAAAACAAAAGTTCTACTCACCCATATACAAACACGTCTCCTTTTAGTTTCTATATCTATATAGATAGATGGATGATATGTTGTGAACGCCTTATTTGGCGCGGGTTTGCGCTTGGCAGATTGCTTGGCAGGACGCAAACAGACTTGACTATTTGGCA